GTAATTGTTGGAGAGCCTGTTGTAGATGTTGCCGCTGCAAATGTATCAGCGTAACGAATAATAACAATACCAGATCCACCAGCAGCCCCAGCAGAAGTTCCTCCGCCTCCGCCTCCGCCGGTGTTTGCAGTACCAGCAACTGATGTTTGTACACCAGCAATTTGTCCTCGGCCACCACCGCCTGTACCACCAACGCAACCAGATCCACTGTTAGCTACAGAGCCACCGCCACCGCCAGCATAATATGTAGCGGAACCGTTTATGCTTGAAGACAGACCAACACCACCAGTGCCACCTACAGATCCAAAACCGGTATCGCCAACACCACCCGCGCCACCGCCAGCGCCACAAGGATAGAAAGGCGCAGAACTTCCAGAGCCTCCACCGGCATTTCCTTGACCCGCAGTCCCTGCTGCACCTGTGGATGAAGCGTAATAAGCTGCGCCACCAGAGCCGCCTGTACTAGCGTTTGTAGTGGGGTTACCAGCACCGCCATTACCACCACCAAGGGATGTAATAGAGCTAAAGACAGAGTTACCACCACTAGTTGGTGCAGTAGTTCCACTTACACCAGCAGTGCCTCCACCACCAATGGTGACGGTAATTGCTGAACCTGATGAAACAGCAAAACCAGTGGCAGTTCGATAACCACCAGCACCTCCGCCACCACCATTTCCTGCGCCACCGCCGCCTCCGCCAGCTACGACCAAGTATTCCACCGAAGATGCTACAGTAGGTGGCGTAACACTATTTGATGCGGCACTAGCTGGGCCAGAACCATAAACATTAGTCGCCACTACCGTAAATGTATAAGCAGTACCAGAAGTTAAACCGCTAACTGTAATTGGAGAAGATGCGCCTGTGCCAATAACTCCACCGGGTGAGGAAATTACCGTGTACCCAGTAATTGCGCTTCCGCCAATGTTAGATGGCGCGGTAAAAGTCACCGATGCAGACGTAGTACTAACTACTGAAGCCGTACCAATGGTAGGCGCATCAGGTACTAACAACCCATTATAGGAAGCGGTAATAAACCCGCCTTGGTAGCGATTGGACATCTGTCGCCCTCGGTTAGCTTATGACTTCGTAGCTAATTGTGTATGTGATACCGCTGGCCGTGCCCGAAGTCACTGAAATTAACTGATTTTCCATCAAGTAAATAGCCGTAGTCTTGTCGGTCACAATCAGCGAAGCATCAGCAGGAACGGACACTGTAGACACGATTGGATAAGCTGTACCACTTGCAGGGGCAGAGCCTTGAGTAGTAACAGAAGACCCAACATAAATAGATACCGTAGTGTCAACAGCCGAAGAGCCGTTTACGTTAGCCGCAACAATCTGGTTAATTTTGAAGACCTGACCGCTTGAAGAGGTATTAGCAACCAAGACAACCGCAGATGTACCGCCGGGTGTAAGGTATGCAGTTGTGCCTGACGCTGTGGTCGCGGCGAAAAGGTTTGGGTTTGCCATTTAAAACTCCTTAGAATCCGAAGACCATTGCGATTGCGGTAACTTTGGCCTGAGAAACGCCAGCATCACCAAAAGAAAGAACACCAGAGCCATTAGTCACTATAGCCTGATTAGCTGAACCGTCTGCACCGGGTAGTGTAAACGTTACATTAGTAGAAACCGTGCCGGGGGCTTGAAGCGCCACATACTGACCGCCTGTTGTATCTTCAAAACGAACATCGCCTTGAGCCGTGACGTTAACCTGTGTAGCTACAACTGTACTTGGTGTTGTTGCACCAACCGAACCATTCAAGGGGCCAGATAAACCAGCCGCAGTTAGCGTAGTGCCATCAAATGTCAGATTGGCAGAACCTGCCAAGTTACCTGAACTGTTGTACTGAACCTGTGTATTTGAGCCGCCAGCCGATGCGCCTACGCGCACGAAGTCAGAACCATTCCAAGCTACCAGCGCCTTGTCACCCGAAACCACCGTGATACCTGTAGTGGGGCCGCTACCAACAATCTTTACTGACTGGCTTGTAGATGTGGCGTTGATGATGACGAAGGTCTTGCTGTAGCCAGCAACGCCGGTATCGCTAATTGTAACTGTCAACAAACCCGCAGGGTTGCCCGTGCAACGAATGATCTGGTACTGCGCTGTGCCCGTGGCACCACTGCCAGCCTGTGCAATATTGGTAGCTGACGCGTCGCCGTTTGTATTTGTAAGCGTGACTGCAGTTTGGCTACCGCTGATGATCTGACTACCAGCAATAGCCGCGTCAAGATACTGCGTAATACCGTTGTTGACGGTGTCGCCCCATGTGCCGGATAACTCACCCTGAACCGGCAGCGCAAGTTCTAGGTTGGTTGAATACGCTGTTGTCATTTAATGCTCCTATGTAGCAATCTCTGTCCATCCGGGGTCTTGTGTGGTTGACACATCTACCCAATTTGGTGTCTGGGAATCATCAATCACAGTCCACCCCCTAATCAAAACTGTTCCAACTGCTCCAGTACCCTGCACGCCAGTCACCAAAATGGTTTCTGATACTTTAACTGAAACAGTACCAACTTGTCCAGTTGCACTGACCCCTGCAACACGATTTATTACTCTGGCTACCGCAGTGCCTACTGCACCTGTACCAACCACGCCTGTGGGTGATGCGCCGCCGTTATAAATCAACGTTACCGTGCCAAGCTGACCTGTACCCGCAACACCTGTTGGAACCAGCGTTTTGTCCAATCTGAACGTAACGCTACCAACGGCTCCTGTGCCAACCACGCCCGTAGGAGTGAATTGAACTTCGGGGGCTACAGTGCCAACTGCCCCTGTACCTGCAACTCCTGTTACAGAGATTGCTTTACCAACTTTTATTAGTGGAGTGCCAATCGCACCCACGCCTTCAACACCAATCGGGATAACAAAGTCATTGACGTTAACAATGAAGTTGCCCATCTCCCCAACGCCCTGTACGCCCGTAGGCATGTACGCAACTCTTGGAGTGACCGCCCCTACTGAACCTGCCGCTGCTACACCCGTAAGAGTGAAGTTAACCGCCGGTACAACACTTCCTACTGCACCCGTACCCGCTACGCCCGTTGGAATGAACGTAACCGATACAGATATGCCAACCGAACCAACTGCGCCTGTACCTTGGACTGATATGCTGCTTTGCCCCCAAGGGCCATCGCCCCAAGAAGACACACCCCAGCCGCTCATTGGGAAGACTACACCGTCTCCACCCCAAGCGTTATACCCCCAAGGACGTTCGCCCCATCCGGTTGCCACATTAACTCACTTACGCAATACGAATGATTGCCGTTGCTGCCGCCGCTGCTGGGAACTGAATTGTAAAATCGCCAGAACTAACTTGCTGATCGCCTCCAAAACTTAAGACTGCGCAAGCCGCACCAGAAGCTGAAGAGTTATAAATCAAAGCGCCGCAAGTTGTGAACGTAGCAGATGTCCAGCTTGTATCAGCAAAGTCACAAACAGCCGTTGTGCCGTCAGCAACAGGAGTTACTGAAGTTAAAGTGTTGCCGGGCTGTGTGTAACCCGTTGCCGTAGCCAACTCGTCTGTACCCATTTGAGAGTAGTTAGTTGTGGCCGCGCCAAACGTGCCAGAGCCAGCGGCTGTAGCTTTGAACAACGCAATTTTGAATGTGTTGCCCGTGGTTGTTGTAAAGTTGTGTACAGCTTTTAGGATTTCGACCTTGAAGCTGGTGGGCATTGCCGTGGTAATAGTAATAGCCATGTTATATCTCCAATAGAGTTACAAGTTCAGGATGCCCCGCTTCACGGAGACGGTTAGCTAGAGTCGTGTTGTTCGACTCAATTGCGCGTTTCATGTAGAACACCAACACACCACGGATGTGTTCACGAAAAGCTTGCGCTTGGTCGCGAATGGCCGGATGGGACTGATCCCCAACATAAATAATTTTGTTTAAAGCTTGTTCAGCAAGCTCTTCGGGATTGAACCCACGATGGCTCACTGCGTGAACCAGCACGTTGCCAATTTCACCAGCAGATTCAGTTGCAAACATTAGTTTGAACTCCTAATAAGAGCTGCCGTAGCGGTATTTGCGGGCATGGTGATTGTGAACGTGCCAACGGATGTCTTGTCAGAACCGAAGTCCAACACCGCTATGGATGGCTTACCGGCAACCGTGTCGTTGTAAATCAACGCACATCTTGCAGTGATTGCGCCTGTCCAAGAAATGTTTGGGAAGCCCACATAGGCTGTGTATCCAGAAGTACTGACTGTGATTGGAGTCAACTGTGCCCCACCAAGCGAGTACGTACCCGTAGGGGGTATTTCATCAGTTGAACTGTATACAGTCGTATCTTCGTTCAAATTAGCGTTAGCCGTGTACAAAGCAATCTTGATAACGTCAGTCGTTAAGTCATGAATACCTTGGTACAACTGCGCCTTGAAGCTCGTGGTCTGGGTCTGGATAATCGACATATCAAGTTACCCTCTGACGGAACTGCCCAGAACGATACGCGTCTTGACGCTCCATACCATCGCCCAAACGTTTTGCAAGCGCCATTGCTTCCATGTACTTGCCGTTGTAAAGCTGCATCATGTCCGCCTCACCCTTCATGTAGGTGTAAGCCTCAACCAACGAGCCATACAAAAGCACAGAGTCAAAATTATCACCAAGCCACGTCGTACTCGCAGTCACAATAGACTCAGGGTAATAGTAGTAATGCAACTCAACGTTGTAATTTGCGTCTGGCGTTGGGCCTAAAATGAAAGTTAACTCGGCATCATTGGCTGACTGAGGGCCAAACAAAGCGTAATAACGCGGCAAACCAGTGTCATCTGCTTGGGGGTAAGCCTGACGGATAAAGTTAACGTCTTTGTTAAGCAGGTATTCGTAGGTACCAGAAGCTAATGTTCCGTCTACCACAGCAAACGAATATACGGCCAAAAAGTCGGACGGGCACGAAACATACTTATTGTTTATCGTAGTCACGCCTGTGACGTTCTTACGCAAAGACGGAAACTGTACGTTGTTGTAAATACGCTGCTCAGCCTGCTCAACGAACACAGGAATATTAGCCACGAAATCTGCTTCCGTGTTCTCCGTGTACGCTTGGATAGCGTTGCTGAGTTCAGTGTAATTCATGCCATCGGGCCTCGTGCCATAGTTCCCTTGGTAGCGCATCCATTGCCACGGGTGACGATACCGGATGTCTTAGTGGTTTCGTTACCAGCGTTTTTGCTGATGTTGCCAATAGACATATTAACGGTGTCAGCTTTACTGCGGTTTGGAGGTGTGCCGGGGTTCTGGGATATGCCCACAGGCGCACCACTCATGGTGTGGGGCTTGGCGTACGCAGAAGCAGGTAGATTGTTAATCTTGGCCATGTTATTTCCCCTGATTCTTAACTTTGGCCATACCGCGACCATACTGCATCATCATCTCATTGGTCTTACCG